AAGGAAATGCTGAATATCACCGACGGCTACCTTGATTTTGTCAAAGAACTTTCGTACAACTTCCCGGAAAAGCCGCACGTCGCCGTTGAACAGCAGGTGAATTTTGGCGATTACGTCCCCGAGGGCTTCGGAACTTGTGACTGCATTATTGTCGGCTCCGGCGTTTTGCACGTTGTCGATTTGAAATACGGGAAGGGCGTCCCCGTTTACGCCGACCACAACCCGCAAATTATGCTTTATGCCGTCGGCGCGTTTCTTCGGTATTCCCTGATTTTTCCAATTCAGACCGTCCGCATGACGATTTATCAGCCCCGGCTTGAAAACGTATCAACGTTCGAAATGCCCGTTTCCGATTTGCTGGCGTGGGCCGAAAGCATCAAGCCCACCGCGCAGGCCGCGTTCATGGGCATCGGGGAAATGAAACCGGGCGACTGGTGCCGATTTTGCCGAATCCGTGAAACGTGCCGCGTGAGGGCCGAAAAGGCCATGAGCGCCATTCGCCATGCAAATACCGTCGGCGCGAACGTCGCCGCGCCCGCTGAACTATCCATTGATGAAGTCGCCGCGTTACTGACCGAACTAAACGACACGAACGCCGTGAAATGGGCGAAACAACTTGAATCATACGCATTGAAGAAGGTTCTGGACGGCGAAAACGTCCCGGGCTGGAAAGCCGTTGAAGGGAGAACTTCGCGAAGTTTCAAAGACTTTTCCGTTGTAGCGAAAAAACTTCTTGACAATGGCTATAAACGTGCTATGATATATAGGCAGGAGCCGGAAACGCTAACCGGGATTGAAAGATTGCTTGGCAAGGCAAAATTCAACGAACTTCTTGCCGAGGATATAACGAAAGCCCCGGGCAAGCCAACACTGGTTCCCGAATCCGACCCGCGCGAAGCATTCCACCGCGCAACAGCGGCGGACGACTTCAAAGACGCACCCGTTGAACCGCAAACCGCAGAACTGAAAACCGAAACAGCGCAGAGCGCAGAGAAAGGAAATTGATTGTATGTATCAGAATGACGCTTGTAAAGTAATGACCGGAAAGGCCCGCATTTCCTATGCCCATCTTACCCGCCCGTATGCCCACGATGAAAAGAGTGACCCGAAATATTCCGCAACGTTCCTAATTCCCAAAACCGACACCGCGACAAAGGCACAGCTTGACGCCGCTATCGCCGCCGCTATCGAAGCCGGGAAGCAGGGCAAATGGAACGGGGTTGTTCCGCCCCGCGTGGCTACCCCGATTTGGGACGGCGACGGCGTGAGGGCGTCCGGCGAACCATTCGGCGAAGAAGCGAAGGGTTGCTGGGTTTTCACCGCTTCCAGCAAACAGCGCCCCGGAATCGTGGACGCCAATATTCAGCCGATTATCGACGAAAACGAAATTTATTCCGGTATGTATGCCCGGGCGACTATCCGCTTTTTTGCCTACGCTTCGAATGGCAAGAAGGGAATCGGCGTTGGGCTGAACAACGTTCAGAAATTGGCGGACGGCGAACCGCTGGGCGGCAGAACTTCCGCAGAATTCGACTTCGGCGGCGGCGCTCCGGCGTATCCCCCGCAGGGTATGCCCATTCAGCCCGCCGCGCCGCAGGCCGCCTCCCAGTACGCGCCGCGGGCTCCGCAGGCCGCGCCGACTTATAACTACGCGGCCCCCGCTCCGGCACAGCCGCAAGCGGCCCCGGCTCCGCAGTATGCACCGCAGGACGCGCCCGCTATTAACCCCATCACCGGGCAGCCGATAAACGGCGGAATCTTGGGGGTTTAAAAATGAATACCTTATCGCTGGATTTTGAAACGTATTGCGATAAGGATATTAAAAAGACGGGCGCGTATAGATACATTCGCGACCCGTCTTTTGCTATCCTTTTAACCGCGTATAGCATCAACGGCGGCCCCGTGATTCAGATAGACCACACCGAAGGGGAAGCGTTCCCGGATATGCTTGTTGAACGTCTTTTCGACCCGACCTATATAAAACGGGCGTGGAATGCGACCTTCGAATGGTACGTCTTATGTAAAGTGCTGAACGTCCACGACCCCATAAACTGGCTTCGTCAATGGCAGGATACCATGATTTGTTCCCTTTATTGCGGCTTCCCGGCGTCTTTGGGCGCGGCGGGCGACGCCATGGGGCTTCCACAGGATAAGAAGAAGGACGCGCAGGGTAAAGCCCTTATCCGCTATTTTTGCACCCCGCGCAAGGCAACGAAGAAGAACGCCGCGACGCGTAACTTTCCCATTGACGACCCCGAGAAATGGCAGACGTTCAAAGACTACAACAGGCAGGACGTCGTTACAGAAATGTTCATCGGGAACCGCCTTTACAACTTCGCGCCGACGCCGGAAGTATGGGCGGACTGGCGGCTTGACCAGCAGATAAACGCGCACGGCGTCCGGGTTGATGAACAGTTGATTGACGGCGCGATTTATTGTTCCAGCGTTGCGACCGCCGAAGCCATGGAAAAGGCGAAAGAACTTTCCGGGTTGCAGAATCCGAACAGCGTGCAGCAGCTTACCGCGTGGATTCAGCGGGAGAGCGACGACGGCGTGGAACTGGAAAACTTACGGAAGGATACCGTTTCCGAAATGCTCAAAACGACCGATAACGAAAAAATCGCGTCTATGCTGAAACTACGTCAAGAACTTGGGAAAACGTCCGTCAAGAAATACGCGTCCATGCAAAACGCCGTTTGCGGCGACCACCGCGTCCGGGGGCTTTTACAGTATTACGGCGCGCAGAGAACGGGCCGCTGGGCGGGGCGTCTGGTACAGGTTCAGAATTTGCCGCAGAACCATCTTCCCGCGCTTTCGCTGGCCCGTGACCTTATCAAAGCAAAGAACATCAACGGCACTAAATTCATGTTCGGAAATATCCCTGACACGCTTTCCCAGCTTATCCGAACCGCGTTTGTGCCGTCCGAAGGTTGCGAATTCGCCGTCGCTGACTTTTCCGCGATTGAAGCCCGTGTTATCGCGTGGTTCGCCGGGGAGAAATGGCGGCAGGACGTGTTCGCCCGGGGCGGGAAGATTTACGAGGAATCCGCCGCTTCCATGTTCGGCGTTCCCGTCGAATCCATCAAGAAGGGCGACCCGCTCCGACAGCGCGGCAAAGTCGCGGAACTGGCGCTGGGGTATCAGGGCGGCGTTGGCGCTTTAAAAACCATGGACAGGAACCACGAAATCCCCGAAGAAGATATGCCCGATATTGTGCGCCGCTGGCGGGCCGCGTCGCCGCGTATTTGTGATTTGTGGTATAAGATGCAGGAAGCCGCCCTTGACACGATAGAAACGGGCAGGGCGAACGTTGTGCAGAACAAGGTAACTTTCCGCCGGGAAATTGACGCCGCGAACGGCCTTGATTTCCTTACGCTTCAACTACCGTCCGGGCGTCGGTTATTCTATGACCACCCGATTATTTCATACGATGATAGAGGACGCCCCCGCATTCAGTACCACGGGGCCGACCAGAAAACGCACCGCTGGACAGCACTTGACACTTACGGCGGGAAGCTGGTTGAAAACGCGGTACAGGCAATCGCCCGCGATTGTTTGGCGGTATCTATGGAACGGCTTGCGGCGGCGGGATTTCAGATTGTTTTTCACGTTCACGACGAAGTTATTCTGGACTGCCCGAAGGGCCGCTGGGCCGACCCTTACGCGACCGCCGTTGATATTATGCGGCAACCCATTCCATGGGCGCAGGGGCTTATTCTGAACGCCGACGGATTCACCGCATCGTTTTACAAAAAAGACTAAAAATTCTTGACAAAGCATAAAACGCGCGTATAATTAGAGATAGGCCCGGTAATACGACGCCGGGCCGTTTCTGAATAAGGGGGGATTTATCATGACAACAGTAAAAGCGACGGCCCATGAACTTATTTCCGGTTTATGGGTTCTTATTACAAACCGCGCCGACGGTACTTTAGGCCGGGTTTTAGGGTACGGGCATACCCGCGAAGCGCTGGCCCGACTTAACCCGCCCGAATGCCGCGGCAAGAAAATCGTTATAGAGGAATACAAGTATCTAAAAACGGGGGACTGATTCAATGGCTATCACAAATACGGCCTACGCGCCCGCAGAGGGCGTAAAAGCCCCGGGGGGTGAAACCGCCCAAGTGTTCGCCGTAACGACCGCACAGGGGCGCACAGGCCCCACATGGACGCGACAGTCGGCAACATGGGAACAGTTTTGCGAATCCTTGCGGAAACCGATTCAAAAGCGTATCACATTAGACCAGTACCGGGCCTTGGACGGCGATAAAAAGGGCTGGGCGAAAGACGGCCCTTGCTTCGTCGGCGGACGGCTTTCCAGCAACACGAAGCGCGGGAAGAAAACGCTGATTGACCGCGATTTAATTGTTCTGGACGTCGACAGCATCAAGCCGGACGGAAGAAGCGCGACGGGCCTTGCGGCGATTCAGCTTGCCGTTGCGGCGCTGGGCCGGGCGTTTGCCCTTTATACGACCCCGACGCATACGCCGCAGAAACCCCGCGCCCGAATAGTATTTCCGTTATCCCGCTCCGTATCCCCGCAGGAATACGAAGCAATCGCGCGCCGGATTGCGAACCTAATTGACCCGGCTTTAGGCGACCCCGAACGCGGAACTTGTATGTTCGATGCAACGACCTTCGAGCCGGAACGGCTCATGTATTATCCGGCTGTTTTTGGGGGCGGGCAGTATTATGAACTGGATAACTTATCTGGCGGCGCGGCGGGCTTTCCGCCCGTCGACGCGGACGCCATGCTTGAAGCCTATGGGCCGGAAAACGCGTGGTGCGATTGCTCACGCTGGCCCGGGCTTTCGGCGCAGAAAATCGACGAACACCGTAAATTCGGGCAGTTGAAAACGTCGCCGCTGAAATCGTCGAATCCTTGGGTTCGGGCCTTTTGCACGGCGTACAATATCCGGGAAGCCATGGAAGCCTTTTTGCCGGACGTGTACGGCTTTGATAACGACGGGCGCGTTCAGCTTATCGGCGGGAGCCGCGCGGACGGCTGTTTGATTTTCGATTACGCCGACGGCGCGCCCGAGGACTTCGCGCAAGACCAGTTTTTCGTATCCTACCACAACACCGACCCGACGCAGGGGCAGGAAGTCAACGCGTTCGACCTTGTGCGAATCTGGAAGTTCGGGGAAACCGACAAGGACGCCGACCCGAAAACCCGTCCGACTTCGCGCCCGTCTTTTGGCGCTATGGTTCAATGGATAAAAGACGAACTGCCCGAAGTCGTCGACCTTGCGGCAAAGTTCACCGTGTTAGTGCCCACGACGCCGCAGGACGACTTTTCCGGCGTCCCCCGTATGCTGGGGCGGCTGGCAGTTGGTGAACCAGCAGACGGCGAGAACTGGCGCAGTAAAGCCGACCTAACCGAAGTAAAGGGCGTATGGCAAAGTACGATTGAAAACGTCAAGCTGATTCTTCGGAACGACCCGGGGCTTTCCGGGCGCATCGGGAAGGACACGTTCAGCGGGAACCGCATTTGCGTTCGCCCGCTTCCATGGGATTATGAAAAGAACGTTCTTGTCCGCCCGGGTGATGCAATTTGGGGCGAAGCCGGGGCCGACGACGCGCAGTTACGCGCCTATTTGTCGAAACACTACGGCGTAAAGGGCGACAAGATTATCGACGACGGGGCCGCGATTGTCGCGGATTTGAACCAGTTCAACACCGTGGCGGATTGGCTGAACGGCCTTGAATGGGACGGCGAAAAGCGGCTGGAAACGATGCTGATTGACTACTTCGGCGTCGAGGACGACCCCGCCGGATACGTCCGGGCCGCGACGCGAAAAATGATGATGGCGGCAGTTCGACGCGCCCGGCTGGATATTGGCGAAACGTATAAATTCGATAACGTTTTAACGTTCATCGGGGAACAGGGGGCCGGAAAATCGACCTTCTTCAAAAAACTGTTGCAGTCGCACCCGCGCTTGTTCTCCGACCAAATGAAAAGTCTGGACGACAAGAACAAGGATAATCAGATTACCATGCAGGGTTTTTTAATTATGGAACTGGGCGAGTTGAACGCCCTTCGTAAAGCCGACAGGGACGCCGCAAAGAAAGTCATAACGGCGGAGTGCGACACGTACCGCGAACCATACGGCAAAGTCGCGACCGCTCACCCGCGCCGTTGCGTGCTGATTGGCACGGGCAACGTGTTCGAATTCTTGAATGACCCGACAGGCGGGCGGCGTTTCTGGCCTATTGATATTCCCGCGAACTATAAGAAGCGCAGGACAAAAAGCCTTTGGGACGATTTGACCGCCGACGTCGCGGAACAGATATGGGCCGAAGCCGTGGCGTTCGCAAACACAGCGGAAAGAACGGATATGGATACGCCGGAACTTCGGGCGGCGGCGGCTGGGGCGCAGGAAGCCCACAACGAGGAAAACCCGCTTGCGGCAGACGTGGCGGAATTCCTTGACCGGGAAGTTCCCGCTGACTGGGGTTCCGTGCAGAACAAGGTTCCCGTTTGGCCGCTGGAACGCCGCCGGGCATACTGGGCGGGCGGCGACACGTTCGACGGCGCGACCGTGGAGCGGGACAGCGTGACCATAACGGAAATACTTCTGGAACTTTTCCCGGGCCGCTATCCCGACGCCGCCGCGATTCAACCAAAAGACAGCGCCGCATTCCGCGACGTGCTGACCGCGCTTCCCGGCTGGAACTTTGCTTCCCGGAAAGTTCGTCATGGGCCTTACGGCATCGTCCGCGTATGGAAGCGCCAAAATGCAGGAAGCACAGACTGAACTTGCAAAAGCCCGTGTTGCCACCCGGCAACATAGCGGCAACACGGGAAAGGGTATTTGTGAACAAATTGTAAACAACTTTCAATTCCGTGTTGCCACTGAACTGCCCGGCAACACGAAACGGCAACACGGATTCTGATTAAGCCCAAACCCCGAAACCCCCATTATTACTACCTTTTTTACTCTTTAAAGAGGGTATAAATATAAGATGTTGCCAATGTTGCCAATGTTGCCGTTGTTTGAACAAAACTTGGAACTGACCGAATTTACTTTAGTTAGTTGAAGTATTTTAGACGAGTACAGAAAAGTCTTGGAACAGGGGCAACAGCGGCAACATTGGCAACACGGGTTTTTGACGGGTTGCATTTGCGGGGCTTCGGCGTTCAAAAATTCAAAGGGGGATTTTCTATGACAAAGCGCGATACGCGACCGCTGGAATCGGCGGAAGAAGCATATTTCACAAAACGGGTTCGGGAAGCTGGCGGGTGGTCATACAAATTCGGGCAGAACGGATTACCCGACCGAATTGTTCTTTTTCCCGGCGGCGTCGTTATCTTCGTCGAAATGAAGCGGCAGGGGGAACGGCCCCGGCCCTTGCAGGATAAACAGCAACGCGTTCTCCATGAAATGGGGGCCTACGTCGTGCCGTTCATTGATTCTCACGCCGGAACCGATGAATTCATACGATACGTTAAAGCCGGGAAGCTGAAAACGTATCTGGAAAGGTTCTGGAAGAATGAAACGGTATGAGCCGCACCCGTATCAAGTTTTTGGAATATCGTTCATGATAACACACCCGGAAGCGGGCCTATTCCTTGATATGGGAATGGGAAAAACGTCCATCGTTTTAACCGCGCTGAACGATTTGAAATATAACCGCTTTCAAGTGAACAAGGTTCTTGTTATCGCGCCGAAGAAGGTTGCGCTGACAACGTGGAACGATGAAACGGAAAAATGGGCGCACTTGAAAAGCTATCGCGTCGTTCGGGTGCTTGGCCCCGTTCGAAAACGCGTCCGGGCGCTGAACACCCCGGCGGATATGTACGTTATCAATCGCGAGAATACCCAGTGGCTTGTCGACTATTACGGGAATGACTGGCCTTTTGATACCGTGGTTCTGGACGAATCAAGCAGTTTCAAAAACCACCGGGCGAAGCGGTTTAAAGCGTTGACGTGGATACGTTCCCACGTCCGGCGGCTTTACTGCCTGACCGGGACGCCCGCGCCGAACGGGTTGCTTGACTTGTGGGCGCAAGTGTTTTTGATGGACGGCGGAAAGCGGCTTGGTAAAACCTTTTCCCAGTTCCGCGAACGCTGGTTCGACGCCGACCAGCGGAACGCCCAGCAGATTTTCAGTTACAAGCCGAAGCCGGGGGCCGAAGAAGAAATTTATGCCGCGATTTCAGATATTTGTATTTCCATGCGGGCAGATGATTATTTGACCTTGCCGGATATGCAAATTATCGAACACCCCGTTATTCTGGAAGGGGCCGCGAAGAACGCCTACGACACGTTGGAACGCGATATGCTGTTACAGGTTGACCCGGAAACGGAAATCACCGCGCAGACGCGGGCCGTGCTGGGGAACAAACTGCTGCAGTTGTGCAACGGGGCCGTGTACGACGAAAACCGGAAGGTTATCAAGATACACGATGAAAAATTAGACGTGTTTTCCGAAGTGCTGGACGCCTTGCAGGGCAAACCCGCTATTGTGTTCTATTCGTATAAGCACGACCTTGAACGAATCACGGAGCGGCTAAAAGGGCGCGGCCTACGCGTCCGCAAGCTGGAAACGGCGCAGGACGAACGCGACTGGAACGCCGGGCTGATTGATGTCCTGTTAGCGCACCCGGCTTCGTGCGCCTACGGGCTGAACTTGCAGGACGGCGGAAACCATGTTATCTGGTTCGGGCTGAATTGGAGCCTTGAACTATTCCAGCAGGCAAATAAACGCTTGCACAGGCAGGGGCAGAAGCAGAAGGTTTTCATTCACATTCTGGCGGTTCGCGGCGGCGCGGACGAAGATGTTCTTGCGGCGCTGGGCGACAAGAACGACGCGCAGGAACGATTATTGAACAGCTTGAAAGCCCGTATCGACCGGGCGCGCAGCGGGCAAGTAATCGACAGCAACGAAGCCGTGAACACCGAAGAAATTTCCAAAAATTTATTGACAGAAGCGAATTGATTTTGTATAATCAAGAAAAGGGGGATTTTTCATGAATAGCAAAGCAGAAAACGCCCGGCGGCAACGCGCCGAGAACTACGCGGCAAGGTGCGTCGAACTGGCAAGGGAGCGGGAAGCCGTCCTTGCTGAATGCAGGCAGAAGCAGGCCGAACTTGAAAAACGGATACAGGCGGACGCCGAAGCCCGCCGCGCCGCCGCGCTGAAAGAATGGGAAGCGGCGCATTCCTTCCCGGAAATCGTTTCTCCGCTTGACCGCATGGACGAACCGACGTCGCGCGTCTGGAACACTGGCGGCGTTGTGGAACGGCGCGTCGAGAACGACCACGGCGGCGTAAAGGCCGACGGCGAAAAGCCGGATATGTCTTTGATTCCGCCCGCCGCGATGGAACTGACCGCCGCCGTGCTGACCTACGGCGCGCGCAAGTATTCGCTGTTATGGCTGAGAGCCATAACGACTTTTTCGTGCCGTGCTGACCTACGGCGCGCGCAAGTATTCGCCGGATAACTGGAAGAAGGTTGAAAGGAAGCGTTATATTGCGGCGTTGCTTCGGCACGTTTGCCGCGAAATGCGCGACCCCGGCGGCGTGGACGAGGAAACCGGGCTTCCGCACGTCGCGCATATCGGCGCAAACGCCGCGATTCTTTGCGGCCTATACGAAGAAGCGAAGAAAGGGGAATCGGAATGAAGATGGAATATTCAATCCGGCAGAGCGGCGGCAGCGTCGAGGGCGCCGTAGAGCGGGAAGAAATCGACAGATTACAGCGGGCGTTCCTTGATGGGCGCACGCGGTATATTTTTAACGACGTGGACGGCCCGCAGGCCGTCGACCTGACCCGTTCGGAAAACGTGCTATGCTGGCCCGAGGAAAAAGAAACCCACGTGCTGGGCTTCCGTGAAGCAAAGAAAACCGTCCCCGGCGCTATTCTCTTTGACGACAACGACGAACCCGTCGTGAACTTGTCCCCCGGACTTTATTTCTTGTCCCACCCGTTCACGTACACCGAAAAGAGCGGGAAAACCCCGGAATGGAATCAAGCTGATTCTTCCCGGCTGGTGAAGCTTTTGGAAAGCCGCTTCCCGGATATTCGGATATTCGACCCCATAAATTCACGTCTTGGCTATCTCAAAGCGGCCCCGACGGAGCCGAACGAAGAATGGGCGCTGGCACAATGCGCCGGAATCCTTCATTACTGCAACGGCGTCTTGTTTGCGCCGGGCTGGCCCGATTCTTCCGGGTGCAACATGGAGCGCCGGGAAGCCGTCAACAGCGGGGTTCCCCGCTACTTCATCGGCGCAGATGTTTAGACAGGCGATAAAAGCCCCATTCTATAACGGGGCATAATAACACACGGCCCCCGTTTTTACGGGGGCTTTTCCATATTCGGAGAAAGGGGGCGGCGCGCATAATGTCGCAGAAGAAGATACCGGGCGCTGCTAAAACGCCGCAGAGAAAGAAGCCGTACAAGACACGGACGGGCGTTGCAAATAAAACGAACTATCACGAATGGGAAGCGGAAGATAAAATTCTTCTGTTGCAAGGCTGGGCGCGCGACGGGCTGACAAACGAACAGATTGCCCATAACGTCGGCGTCCGGCCCGAAACTATAACGCGTTGGAAGAAACAAAGCCCACAAATTTGTAAGGCATTAAGAGAAGGCCGGGAAGTGCTGAACCGACAGCTTGAAAACGCGTTGATTAAACGGGCGCTGGGATTTGAGTACGTCGAGAAAATGACGGAAATTTCCGATACAGGGAAGAAGCACCGCGAAACCGTGAAGCGTTATCCGCCGAACGTGGGCGCACTTGTGTTCGCTTTGGTTAATCGCTTTAGCGACCATTACAAACAGAAGCGACCGGACGACACCGACAGCGAAGCCGCGTTGAAGAAGCTGGACGACGTTTTGGGCAAGCTGGACGACAGCACCGAGGACGCGCCCGACGACGAGAAGGGCGTTGTTTCCGCGCCCGTTGAGAGCGACGACGACGAGAAGGGCGGCGACGACAAATGATATTCGCCCCGCATCAAATAAGGAATTGGAAGCATACAGTCGGGGAATCGCACCGCTGGAACGTTTCCGAGGGGGCAACCCGTTCGGGCAAAACGTATATGGACTATTACAAGATTCCGTATCGAATCCGCAAGGCCGACCCGAACGGGCTGATTGTGCTTTTGGGCAACACGCAGGGCACGCTTGAAAGAAACATTCTGGAACCGCTCCGCTCCATTTGGGGCGGCGCGCTTGTCGGCACAGTCGGCGGTGCATCGAACCGGGTGCATATGTTCGGGCGCGACGTTTACGTCCTTGGCGCGGATAAGCAAAGCGCGGTCACGAAGATACAGGGCGGCGGCTTCTCTTATTGCTATGGCGACGAAATCGCGACGTGGGCCGAACCCGTGTTTCAAATGCTGAAATCGCGTCTTGACAAACCGGGAAGCTGTTTCGACGGGACGACGAACCCAGACAACCCGAAGCACTGGCTTCATTCGTTCCTTCAATCGGACGTTGACGTTTACCGACAGCGGTTCACGCTGGACGAAAACCCGTTCGTTTCAGAGGATTTCAAGCGGAATCTGAAAAAGGAATACCGGGGCACGGTTTATTATGACCGCTATATTAACGGCCTATGGGTTGCCGCCGAGGGCATCATATACCGCACGTTCGCGGATAACCCGGACGCGTTCATCATCGACGAGCCGAAGAAGGAAGATATAGCGTTTTGCACGATTGGCGTTGACTTCGGCGGCACAGGCTCCGCGCAGGCGTTCCAGTGTACCGGATTTCCGCGTTCCATGAACCGCGTGATTACGCTTGACGAGTATTACACGAAAGACCCCGTTGACCCGAAGGGGCTTGCGGACGCGTTCGTCGAGTTCGTCAAGCGGCAGTTGATGAAGGGGCGGCGCGTCGTGGAGATACGCGCAGACAGCGCCGAACAGGTGCTTATTCGCGGACTGCAAACGGCGCTCGCGAAAGCCGGGTTGCCTTATCAGGTGAAAAACGCCATGAAGGGAAGCATAAACGAACGTATCCGCTTCTATACTCTTTTGCAGGGGGCCGGGCGGTATCAGGTAGTCAAGACGTGCGAACACACGATTGACGCGTTTTCAACGGTAACGTGGAAGCCGGGCGCGCTCCGGGACGAACGCCTTGATAACGGAACGTATAATATCGACACTTTAGACGCGCAGGAATATAGCACTGAGCCTTTTCAAGAACAGATTCTAAACATTATTTTGGCGGGGGGCTGATAAAAATGTCTGCAAATGTAGAAAACAAAACGGGCGTCGACGTGCGGCGCTGGCTCAAAAAGCAAGGTTATTCGACGTTGCCGTCTGACTGGTACGACAAAATCGAAGAATGGCGTTCATGGTACAAAGGCAAGGTTGATTCATTTCACTCATACAAGCAGTTCAACGGAAGCGTGTTCGTTCAGCGCACGCGGAAAACGCTTGGCATGGCGAAGAAGGTTTCCGAAGATAAGGCGGATTTACTGCTAAACGACCGTTGCGAAATCAACGTATCGCCGCAGAACGCACAAAAATATCTTGACGACGTGTTAGACGATACGCTTTTCTGGCCCCGTGGGAATCAGCTTGTCGAACTGGCTTCCGCTCTAGGTTCCGGCGCTTTCGTCGAATATCTTTCCCGGGGCAAAATCGAAATAGATTGCGTTCCGGCGGATTGCTGTTTCCCGCTTGCGTGGAATAACGGCGAAGTCACGGAAAGCGCGTTCGCGTCCGAAGTGAACACCGTCACGGGCCGCGTAACGTATGTAAACATTCATCGTTTGGCCCCGACCGGGAATTACTACGTCGAAAACCATATGCTTGATTGCGAGGGCAAGGAAATCGAACTGCCCGCCGGGTTGCTTCCCGAGTTTGACACGAAAAGCGACACGCCGCTATTCCAGTATATCAAGCCCGCAGGCGTGAATAACTACGATTCAACTATCCCGATGGGGGTTTCCGTGTTCGCGAACGCGATTGATATTTTAAAGGGCGTCGATTTGGTGTATGATTCCTATTGCAACGAATTCCAGTTGGGCAAAAAGCGCATTTTCGTTCGTGATTCCGCAACCCGTGTTAAAGCTGGCCCCGACGGCGTGACGTTCGTTCCCGTGTTTGACCCGAACGACACGGAATTCTATGCTTTCGATATGAAGGAAACCGACGACCCGATTCACGAAATAGATATGAACTTGCGCGCAGAGCCGCACGAAATCGCGTTGCAACGTAACCTTGATTTGCTTTCCGAAAAATGCGGCTTCGGCAAGGGGTATTATCAGGCGACCGCCGACAGCGTGCAGACGGCAACGGGCGTTATATCACAGAATTCGCAGCTGTTCCGGCGTATCCGCAAGGACGAAATCATTCTGGAACACGCCTTGAAGGGGCTTGTTTCCGCCGTGTTCGTGCTGGGCGGGCAGACGCCGCCGCAGGAAATCAACATTTCTTTCGATGATTCTATCGTGGAAGATACCGACGCTGAAAGCAAGCGTGCCTTGCTGGAAGTGCAGGCGGGCGTTATTTCTCATAAACGCTATTTGATGAACGTCTACGACCTGACCGAAAAGCAGGCAGACGCGCTGGTTAAAGAAGCCGCCGACGAAGCCGGAACTTCGACCGAACCCGACCCCGGGAACCTATTCCCGGAACAGCCGGGCGACGGGGAGGGCGACGGGGAGGGCGCGGAAGGGCCGCAGGACGGCGCGGGGGGCGACGGAAGCGGTTCAGAGGGGTAAACACCCGGGCCGGGTTTTCCGGCCTTACATACGCGCAGAGGGGGTTTTAACGAAATGGCTATCACAAAGAAGCAAATAGACGCGTATAACGCAAGTTTATACATGCTTTACGAAAATTTGCAGAATGACTTGATAGACGAAATATGCTCGCACTTCCGCGTTGACGCCGCGCCGTCCGCTATGGACGAATGGCGCTTCCAGCGTTTGGCGGAAATGGGCGGCTTCACCCGCTCCGCCGTTCAGATTATCGCGAAGCGCACGGGAAGCGCCCCGGCCCTTGTCGAGAAAGCCGCGCGCGGGCTTGGCGTGGCGACCGTGGCGGCGGACGACGCAAGATATAAAAGGGCGCGCACGCAAGGCTATTTCAAGACGACCCCGGTTCCCGCCGCTTCTTCCGCGGGGTTCCAGCGCATCATGAAGGAAACAACCCGAAGCGCGACGACGTACTTGAACGCGACGCACACGACCGCGTTGCAGTCGTCGAAAACCGCGTTCACCAACGTAACGAATCAAGTATATCTGGAAGTCACAACGGGCGTATCGACCTACGCGGAAGCCGTCCGCAAAGCAACCCGGAAGCTGGCGGACGCTGGTATTACCGGGGCGACCTACGTTTCAAAGACCGGGCGCGTGACGCGCTCACAAATTGACGTCGCCGTCCGCCGAATGGTTGTCACGTCAAATTCACAGCTTGCCGGGCAGTTGCAAATAAACCGCGCGAAAGAGTGGGGCAGTAACTTCGTGGAAACGTCGTCGCATATGGGCGCGCGCCCGACGCACGCCGTTTGGCAGGGCAAAATATTTCAATTAGAGGGCCGCGACAAGTACCCGAATTTTTATGAAGAATGCCACTTCGGGCGGGGCGACGGGATAAAGGGGTATAACTGCCAACATGATTTTTACCCGTTCTTCCCTGGCTTATCAGAACCCGCGTTCGACCATTACAACGAAGAAAAGAATAACGCGCAGTACGCCGCAGAACAGAAGCAAAGGACGTATGAAAACGCTATACGCACGCAGAAGCGCCGGGCAGTCGCCGCAAAGGCAACGGGGGACACCTACGAAGAAACCGCCGCACGCGTCAAACTGGGGCAGTTACAAAAGGCGTTGCGCGAACACGTTGAAGCGAATAATCTATACCGCGACCCGGCGCGTGAACAGATTGGAACGAAGGTTACGGCGCTCCGCTCCGCCCCCGCTCCGACCGCGCCGCCGAAGCTGACCCCGGCGACCACGACACCCGCCGCTCTGGCTCCGCGCGCGAAGGTAATTCGGGCCGAAGCTATCGGCAAGGCGTTCGCGGATATGCCCGAAGCGCAGACCGCCGCCGTTTCGCTTCTGGCGTCCGCTCCGGCGGATTCCGTGGGCGTCTGGAACGCAGCCCAGCCCGATATAAAGTTCGACACGCTGACACAGCCCGGCGCGGGGGCGTGGTACAGCCCGCGCACAAAGGGGCTGACCATGAACGCGAAAATCGTTGCGGCGGGCGACCCCGTGCATACCCCATACAACACGCTTTTTCACGAATCCGCGCATTTGATTGATTTCAAATACGGGACGCCCGGAAGTTTGTTTGAACTTGGTACGACCTTTTCGCGTGATTACGACAGCGGCGCGTTCAATACCGCGCTAACCCGCGACGTGGAAACGTGGATAACTTCGCAGGGCGGCGACCGAAGCGCTATGACGTTTCTGTTTAAGGCCGACAAGCGCGATTGGGGCGATTTCATGGATATGGTGCAGGCCGCGACACACGGGCGCGTCACGGGAAGCGTAGGGCACCCGAAGGGGTATTTCTCCGGGCGTTCGGGCAAGATAAGGCAGGCGACCGAAGCATTCGCGCAAATGTATGCGGCGGAAATCAGCAACCCGGAAAGTTTGAAGAACTTGCAGGCAGTCGTGCCGAACGCATACAAAGTATTCCGGCGAATGGTGCCGGCGCTTGAAAAGAAAATGCGGAAAGGGTGACGCACGATGAAGGATATAAAAGACCGTCTGGCGGACGCGTTGTTTGCCTACCGTGACAGGTTCGGGGAAGCCTATACCGTGGGATACGGGAACGACAAGCTGAACGACGAGGATATTATAAAAGATATTCGGACTTTTATCCGGCTTGGCATCCCGAAACGCTACGGCGACGATAAAATCTATTAACAATTTGTTCACAAATGCGCCCCGCTGACCGTCAAAGCGGGGCGTTTTTTTCTATGGTAAAAAATGGTACAATGTTGCCGCTCCGCGAGTGGCAACACGAAACGGCAACACGGGTTACAAGTAAACCAAAACCCCGAAACCCCCATTATTACTACCTTTTTTACTCTTTAAAGAGGGTATAAATATAAGATGTTGCCAATGTTGCCAATGTTGCCGTTGTTTGAACATAAGTTGGAACTGACCGAATTTACTTCAACTAAGTAAAGTAAATTCGACGAGTATAGAAAGTGTTGAAATAGGGGCAACAGCGGCAACATTGGCAACATGGGGCCTTAAACCCGCATGGGGCCTACGTTTTTCGTGTTGCCGCTCCGCGCGAACGAACGACGGGCGGCAACACGGCGGAAAACCGGGGTGTATTGGGCAAAATTCGTTCATAATTTATTCATAAACAGTCAATCCGCCCACCCTATGTTCAAATGAGGGTGCGCGCGAAAACTTGCCGGGTTGTATAAATTCCGCATACAACAACGATTATAAATTTGACAGGGGCAGTTCTTGCCCCGCGTACATTAGCCGTTCCCGCGCGGAGTGAAAAAAGGCGGGGCCGCGAACCGGGCACAGGCCGGAATAAAAAGGGTGCGGCGCAGGAAGGGGAACACGGTTATGTTGGAATGGCTGAAAATGATTCTTGGGGATTCATACAACGAGGACGTGGACAAAAAGGTTTCGGCGGAAATCGGAAAGAACTTCGTTACGAAAACGGACTTTAACGCCGTGAACGAGGAAAAGAAAACCCTGACCGAACAGGTGGCAGAACGTGACAAGCAGATTTCCGGCTTGAAAGACAAAGGCGGCGATGCCGAAGCACTGAAAGCGGAAATTGAACGGTTGCAGGGCGAAAACAAGGCGGCGAAAGAAAAGTACGACAGCGAAATGAAAGACCTCCGCAAAAACGCGCTGATTGACGCAGAATTGACAAAGGCCGGGGCCGTGAATGTAAAAGCGGTCAAAGCGCTTCTGGACTTGTCGAAGGTTGACGTCGACGGCGAAGGAAAACTAACCGGATTCTCCGATGTTCTGAAACCCGTGCAGGACGCCGAAAAATGGGCTTTCCCGAACGCTGGGAGCGCGGGCGACGGGGCGGACGACGGCGCAGGAGCCGGGGCGGCTTCGACCGGGCTTCCGCAGGGCGGCGCATCGGAAAAACTGACAGGCGTTGAAGCCGAGTTTTACAAGCGCTTCCCGGATTTGTCCCCGAAAGACGGCGAATAAAATGCCGTTGAAGAAAGGGTACAGTAAAAAATCCATTGGGGAAAACATCGGAAAAGAAATTGCCGCCGGGAAAAAGCCCGCGCAGGCGGCGGCTATCGCGCATAGTGTAGCGCGAAAGGCCAAAAAGAAAGCGGGAAAACGCGGGAAGTAAAACGCCCGCAGAATCAAAAGGGGTGTTATTAAATGGCTCACACTTTACAGGAACGTTACGCGTCGCTGGTTGACAAGCGGCTTCGCGCGGCGCTGGTAACAGTTGACACGGGAGCGGTTCCCGTATTCAATACCCGCTATGAGGGCAACCCGAAAGCGGGCGCAGTAAAAATCCCCGTTCGTGACGCAGAAGTCGCGACGGACAATTACGACCGCGTTGCGGGCGCAAACCTTACCGTTGGTTCCACGACCTATTTGACCGTGACGGACTTTAACGACAAGGTTGTGAATGAACTGATTGACGGTTACGAAGCGCAGGCCGTCCCGGATAATCTTGTCGCTGACCGTCTGGACAGCGCAGGCTATTCTGGCGCGCGGCTTCTGGATACCGATGCCATCGCGACTTTGATTGCGGGCGGCACAGCGAGTTCCAGCACTACGGCGTTGACCGCTTCCACCGTATACGACGCGGTTGTTGACGCGCGAACGGCGCTTTCCGAAGCGAATGTTCCTTCGGCTGGGCGGTTCCTTCTGGTTTCCCCGGCTATTTACGGGCTTCTGTTGAAGGATACCGACAACTTCATTCGGCAGGGCGATATGTCCCAGCAGTTGGTGCAGAACGGCTACACGGGCATGATTGCGGGCTTTGCGGTGAAAGAATCTTCGCTGATTCCTTCGACTACCGAGTTTATCGCGGGGCATTCTGACTGGTGCCACCGTATCCGCGAATGGATTGTGCTTCCGCATATTCAGTCGCTGGACGGCGACGGCAAGCATATCGGCGCTTCCGCCGTGCAGGGCCGCTGGATTTTCAAACACGCCGTTTCTAAGGCGAGCGCGGTATTCGTGAAGAATGTCGTCTAAGTGAGAGGGGGCGCGGGTGAATGTCTTATGTAACGAAAGCCGACTACGACGCGTATAGCGACGTTGCCGTTTCCGAAGAAGATTTTCCCCGGCTTTCCGAACTCGCGTCCGACCTGATAGACGGTTTCACAATGAACCGAATCACGGCGGCGGGGGGCCTTGACAGCTTCCCGCCGTTTGTGCAGGATAGGGTGAAAAAAGCGACTTGCGCGCAGGTTCAGACTATCGCGTATGCGGGTTCGGCGGAATCGGTTATCGAGGACGCCGACGGCGGCACGACGTCGGAAAGTTTGGGCAAGTACAGCTATTCAAAAAAGCAGGGTTCCGGGGCCGCTGGCAACGGCGAGGGCGGCGACGCCGTGAATGGCGTTGAGTTGTCCCCCATGGTTCGGGTGTATCTTCGCCCGACCGGGCTTTTGTTCCGGGGGCTTCAAAATCCCATGCTTTTATTTCCGTAAAGAGGGGGCGACGGTATGAAGCCGATTCCGCGCAGACTTTTAATTCATTCCGTCGTTTGGGCGAGTAACCCGCAGGGCGACGGCTGGGGCGGGCAGACGGGAACGCCCGTAAACGTCGAACACGTCCGCGTTGAACCGTCGTCGAAGCTGGTGCAGACCCCGGAAAACGAAAAGGTAACGCTTTCCGCCGTTCTGATTTATGACGGCACGAACAGCACGCCGAAGGGCCTTGACTGGACGGGGGCGCTGCGGACGGAAGTCACGTTCAACGGGCGCAAATACACCGTTGTTGAAGCGGCTCCGTTCTACGACGCCCGGCGGCTCCATCATTGGGAAATGGGGCTGTTATAATGGCGAAAGCGAGTTTTAAAATCACGTTCGACAAAGGGGCCGTTAAAGCCCGCGTAAACGGGATAAATAAAAATGCGATTCCCATTGTGGCGCAGGAAGCCTTGAAAGACGCGAACGCGCTTGCCCGTCGGCAGTCTGGCGAACTTGTCGAATCAAGTTTAACAAATTCCGATTTGGAACACGGGAAGTTAGTCTGGCAGACGAAATACGCGCGGCGAATGTATTATACCGGGATTCCGCGAAGGAATAAAAACCCGCGCGCCGTCCTTATGTGGGCGCACAGAGCGGCGCAAGCGAATCTTGCAAAATACACGCGCATGATGAACGAACTTGCGAAAGGGGGCGGCGGTTGATGCTGGTTGAAGCCATGCAGGGCATATCCGATATGATTAAGGCGCTGGGGCTTTACGCCGCCCCCGAAGTCGGGGCCGCTCCGCCCGGAAACAGTATCGGAATGTATTTTCTTCCGGGAACGCCGGGCGAATACCACGACCGAACGCGGCATGACAATTATGTGCTTACCGTGAACGTGAAGCACGTTGACCAAAAAACCGCGATAGACGCGGGCGAAAAGATTTTGGCGCGGCTGACCGCGCGGGGAACCGCCTACCCGCCGGGAATAAACAGTATCCGGGTTTCGACCCCGTTGTCTTATGTCGACCGGGAAGAACAAGGGGCTTATATTTTTACGGCGGTTTATGAAGTCTTTACGACTACGAAAGGAAGGTAACGAAAAATGGATATTAACTATGGCTATGGGCTTTTCGTTGACACGACCCCGCAGGCCGGAAGCCCCACATGGGCAGAAGTCGCGAACGGGATTGAAAACTTTGATAAAGGCATGAACGAAGTTGTCAACGATTTCCAGTTTCTTTCCGGGAAAGGCTGGGGCAGTTCCGAAGTAACGGGCGGACAGCTTGTTATCACCCTGACCGGACGGCGCGTTCGCGGCGACGCGGCGCAGGATTTTATTTACAACCCGGCGCTTCGCTATAATTTTGGCGATTCCCGCAAGACCCGTTTCAAATTCACGTCGCCGGGCGGCTATGCGATTACGGGGCCTTGCACACTGGCGAACATCGAAAGTTCGGGCGGCGACAGCACCGACGGCACGGCGATTTCCTTTGATGTGAAGTTTAACGGCAAGCCGTCTATTACGAGCGCGCTTGGCTTTTTGATGCTTGTTTCCGTTCCGGGTTCGGCTGGCGCGACCGTCGTAACCGTGACCCCGGGCCTTACGGCTGGCAACGAGTACGTTTATAAGACCGCCGCAACGGTTGCCCTGCCCGAACTGAACGAAGTTTTAACCGATGGCTGGGCTTCGTGGGACGGCGCGGCGCAGATTCCGGCGACTTCCGGCAACGAACTTGTTATCGCAGAAGTGACAAGCGCCGGGCAGATTGCCCAAAAGGCCGGAAAAGTGATTGTATCCGCTGGCGTGTAAAACGACAGAATAATATAGGCGGCGGGAATCGCGGGGTTCAATCCTCCGGCCCCCGGCTCGCCGCATACATAACAGTAAAGGGGGATTTTATGTTATGTCATATGAATTAAAAAGACACAAACTAATCGACTTGTCCGTGAAGTGCGGCGAAAAGGAATACCCGGTTGTGCTGGATATTGGAAAGAGCGGCGGCGACTTCAGCACGCGTTACGCGAAGTTGGTGAACGCCGAAATCGAACTGAAACGCGCGCAGGCGTCGCTTGCGAACAGGACGGTTTCCGAAATGCAGACCTTGACCGACGCCGAAATTGCGTACGGAACGACCATGGTTTCTTTGATGGAATTACTTTTCGGTATTAACGGCGCGCACGAAATTATTTCCTACTTTGAGGGCGATTATACAGACCTTCTTCTTTCGCTGGTTCCCTTCATTCGCGACGAATTCGTCCCGGCTTTGAAAGCGGCCCGTCACGACAAAATGGACGCCTACGAAAAAGCCGTAAAGCCCGCAGGGGGGTTTTTGGGAAATGTTTTCCGTAAATGAGCCGTTAAAGGAATATCTGGAAGTCGACGGGCGGCGTGTTCCGCTTTGCTTATCGTTTGACCGCGTGCTAACCGTTTGCGACGCGTGGGCCGACGACGGGCTTGACGAAAACGAAAAAATTGCTATCACTTTCAAGCTATTGGTTCCGAAGCACCGTTTTCGGCGCTGGCTGGCCCGCAGGAGCGCCGAAACGCAGGGGGCCGCAGTAACTACTCTATTTAAAGATTATATTGATACAGGGCCGCACAGCGCACGCAAAGGCCCTCGCGCGTTCGACTTAAAACAGGACGCACCTTTTTTATACGCGGCGTTCCGGCAGATTTACGGCGTTGACCTTTTCATGGAACAGGGGCGGCTTGATTGGCGCACGTTCTCCGCTATGCTTGCCGGGTTGCCCGCGGGAACGCGACTTTCCGAAATTATTGATATTCGGACGCGCGAAATTCCGAAACCGGACAAATACAACGCAAAAGAACGCAGGGCCTTGATAGAAGCAAAATCGTTCTATCGGCTCCGCCCGGAAAAACCCGCCGAATCCATGCAAAATAAACTTGCGGATTTGTTCGGGGAGTTGGAAACATGGGCGAAAAGCTGACCTTGAAAGGGGGTGATGAATTATGCCGGGTGAGGACGGGAAGGTTGTATTCAGTTATGAAGGTGATACTTCCGGCATTGACAAAGCAAACGCCGAAGCTGAAAGCAAGGTAAAGAGCGGCGGCAAGGCCGTTCAGAACGCCGTAAAGGGAACGGCGGACGCCGCCGGGGAAGGTGCGGCGGAATCCACAAAAAAGACCAGTAGCATTATGACCGGGGTTTTGCAGGGCATCGGGCAGGCGGCGGCGGGCTTCGCCGTGAAAGCGGGCGGCGCGCTGGTTGACTTCGGCAAGCAGGGAATCGAACTGGCGTCTGATTTGGCAGAGGTTCAGAACGTCGTTGATACAACTTTCGGGGCAAATGCTTCGAAAATCAACACGTTTTCAAAGCAGGCCGCTAACCAGTTCGGGCTTTCCGAATTGCAGGCGAAGCAATATTCGTCTACGTTGGGCGCTATGTTCAAAAGCATGGGAACCGGGGCCGACGCGATGCTAAATATGTCCGAAGGGTTGACCGGACTTGCGGGCGATATGGCTTCGTTTTACAACCTTGACCCGGAAGAAGCATTCGAAAAACTGAAATCCGGTATCACGGGCGAAACGGAGCCGTTGAAGGCCCTTGGAATCAATATGTCCGACGCGAATTTACAGGCGTTCGCGCTTTCGGAGGGCCTGAGGGCCCAAACGAAAGATATGTCGCAGGCCCAGCTTGCGACGTTGCGTTACCAGTATCTAATGCAGGCGACCGCCGACGCGCAGGGCGACTTTGCAAAAACGGGCGACAGTTACGCAAACCAACAGCGTAAATTTCAAATGAATATGCAGACGCTTTCAACGGTTATCGGCGGCGCGTTGCTCCCCGTGTTGAACACCGTTTTTAATGCGCTGAATAGCAGTATGCCGGGGCTCCAAAGCACGTTGCAAGAAATTATGAAGCCCTTGGGCGAAATGCTCGCGACCATTCTTCCGCCGCTTATGGACCTGATTGGCGCGATTCTTCCGCCGCTTATGCAACTTGCCGCTTCTATTCTCCCGCCGATTGCGGCGCTGTTGAATATGCTTTTGCCGCCGCTGATTGAGATTTTGAACCTGATTCTTCCGCCGTTGGTTGAGATTTTGTCCGCGATTATTTCCGGGCCGCTTATGGACTTGTTGAATATGGTTATGCCCGTGATTGTGGCGGCGCTGAGGCTGGTTATTTCTGTGCTTCAAATCCTCATGCCAATTATCAAGATGGTCGCGCAGGTAGTCACAGACTATTTGGCAAGCGCGTTCAACAACCTACGGCCCATTATTACCGCCGTTATCGGAGTTATAAACGGCTTGATTTCCTTCATCAAGAACGTATTTACGGGAAACTGGGCGGGTGCTTGGCAGGCCGTTCTTTCGATTTTTAGTGATATCTGGAACGGGCTTGGCGCGATTTTGAGATGGCCCATTAACGGCGCAATATCGCTTATCAACACATTTCTGAGCGGGTTGAACCGCATTCGACTCCCCGATTGGATGGGCGGGTTTGGTGTGCATATTCCGCTGATTCCGCATTTGGCAAAAGGCGGGCTGGCGTTCGGGCCTACGCTGGCGCTTGTGGGCGATAACCCCGGCGCTTCGGTTGACCCGGAAGTGGTTTCGCCGTTGTCAAAACTGCAACAGTATATTAGCGCCGCAGTTTCCGCGAACGTCGCGGCGGCTCCGGCAAACGTTACCGTTATTGTTCAGCCCGCGCCCGTGAACTTGGACGGGCGGACGATTGCGGGGAACACCGCACAGCACCAGTTCACGAACGCGGCTATTAAAGGGGTGAAACAGTAAATGCTTATTCTTTTGGGGAAGAACGCCGTCCCGCGTCCTGATATGGACGCGGCGATTGGCGCAAACTTCGATATGACTTCCGACCATATCACGGAAGGAAAGCTGACCGTCAAAATTCCAGCGGACGCAACCCCGCCGCGCGAATGCGACCGAATTTATATTACTGAAATTGCCGACGACGCCCCCGTTTACGCGGCGACGCAAAGCGACGTTTTAAACGGGACGTGGGATTCCTTCGCCGGGGAGCTGTTAAATGGGGAAATGGGGATTCCGCCCCGTCGGTCATACTTCTATAACACCGACGTGATTTGCGGCGCGTCTGGCTTCAATACGACGCTGGATAGTCAAGCCGCGCTTTCCATTGGGGACGAAATCCGCTTTCCGACCGTCATTTTCAGCGGCGCGGTTATGGGCGTGGAACAGCAGGACGCCGGGCTTGACCCGGACGCGTCCTATAAAATTTACGACTTGACGCTTGCATCGTCTGCCCGCATCTTGTCCCGCGTTTATTGCAATATCAAGTATCCGAAGGGCGCGAGCGTGACGCAGATTCTTTACGGGAATCAGCCCGCGTATCCTTGGTATTCGGCGGCGTTGCGGGCGTTCCCGGGGCTTCTGGATATTCGGCTTGAAGCAGAGGGTTTTTATTGCCCGGATTTTAACAAGGACTATTACGACACCGCGAACCCCGACCGCTTCGACGAAGTGACGCTTGACAGCGCCGCGAACTTGTGGGGCCTGACTGTTGCCGAAGTGCTTGACACGCTGGCGACGAACGCGGGGGCGTCGTGGGAAATTGATTCTTTTGACGCTTTCACGTTTCGGGCGCTTCGCGGAACCGGGGCGACGACGCCCTTCCCGCTTGACACCACGGCCCCCGTGTTCGACTTAAAGCCGACACGGGATAGCTACACGACCTATTCCGCCGTGCGCCTTGTGGGCGGTACAGGGCCGTCAACGCCCACGTCCGCACTTTGTCTTTCGACGCAAAGGGACGAATTCAAAACGAACACGCTTGAAATCGTCGACAGCACGCACGGGGTTTTGCAATTTCCATTAAACAAATATATCCAATTTTCCGATGGCCCCAGCGCCCCGTATAACGGGCATTATTGTATGTATTTTCGACCATCGGTATCGGATTCCGTTGTCGAAGCGGGCTATTACCCGGTATTTTACGACGGGATTGAAACCGTTCCTCCCGGGGTGCAAGCCGCCGTTGTCACTTCGGGAAGCGCGAACGTTACACTGGTAAACGGCCTGACTTGGCCCGGGTTGCCGTCCACGCCGTGGGCTTCTTGGCGCGTGGCGATCCGGTACAGCCCGATAGTGCCCATAGTGGTCCGTTTGGTTGACCCGGTATTACAAAGCGAAGTACAGGCGCAGGCAGGCGGCACGGGCATCGTGGAGTACGTTTATAAAGACGAAGCGATAACCGATTTTACGCAGGCCGCGTCCACCGCGACGAACCTTCTGGCAAGTGTTTCAAAACGCACGGTTGCCATTGAGTTTTCGACCTTTACGCCGGGGTTTTCCGTGGGGCAGTCGTTGACCGGAGATTTACCCTATTATGGTGTTTCTGGGGGGTACGCGGTAACAGAAGTAAAAACGATTCTGGAACGCGCCGACGACGCGCGCGCGGTATGGCGCTATGAAATCGCTGCGTCAACGGCGGCGTATCGGGACGCGCTGAAAGGCTTGTTCTATACGCCGACCGTTTCGCAGTTCAAACTTGGCGAGGACTTCCCGGCGGCGGACGGGGCGCTAATTCAGTCGGGCGTTGGTTTTCAAGGGACTGTTTGGGCCTACGCTTGCGACCCGTGGACGTGGACACAGCTTGACGCCGAAAATCGTTCATGGAATGATATTGCGGCGCTGAACTGGGCGTGGAACGATTGGCTAAACCCGACGACGAAAGCGAACCACGGTTCGAACGACGGCTTCCGTTCGCGTTTGACCGACGAGGGGGCCGGGGTGCTGGCGAATATGCTTCGCGGTGGAGCGCTTCCCGTGAATGGGGAATTCGATTTGTCGCATAGAATACAGTTGGTATCAGACGACGGCGGGGCCGTGGAAATCCACCAGAAAACGGGAACCGACCCGGCGTATTATGGAACCAGCGTTGTCTTGTCGCAGTACACGTTCACCCCCGGCGCGGGGTATTTGTGGAAAACTTGTCAAGTGCAGAACGCGCAGGGAACAACCGTTGCAGAAATCCCCGTCAACATCGACACCCGACCGGGCGGCGACTTCGCGGGGCACAGCGCCGTTATTTATATCATGTGGATTCCGTCGTCGTCGGTTACGGGGATAGGCGGCTATATTACGGGCTGGCTTGCCCGGGCGCTGGCTCTGGCGGTTCGAAATCCGGCTTTCGGGATTCAAAACGCCTTGCACGGGGGGTATTTCATCGACACGTATGCGACGACGACGGACTGCGATTGGGGCGAATACAACGCCCGAATTTATAACATTACGCGGCTTCTTCTTTTGCATAACGACGGTGATACCCATATTTCATGGGTTTACCCAGTTGGCCCGACGACGATACAGGGCCGTAATCTGATTACGGTTTTCTACGTCCCGCCGGAAGAACGCTATAAATTCGCGACCGCTTACGCGGGCAACCCGCACACGCAAGGCCCGATTCCGTTTGAAATTGACAAGTCGGCAAATTCCCCGATTGGGGATTTCACCTTAACGATAATAAAGAAGGACGTGATTTTGTAATGGCTCATGTTGGAACAACCCCGAATTTGGGGCTCCCCGTCTGGAATGGCGGGGACAAACCGGAAATGGCGGATTTTAACGACGCCTTTTCAAAGCTAGACGCCGACGGCGCGGCGATTTTATCGGGAACGGGGGATAACTGGAACCGGGTTTTCAAGTTTGCGAATGGCCTTATGATTATTGTGTGGCAACAAACCTATCCCGCCGTTATCACTGAGGCCTACGGTTCAATTTTCCATAACGCGATTACCCGAAGTTTTCCGCAGGCTTTCACCGAACGGCCCTTCGCCTCCGTCAATGTAATGTCGCCCGGTATGGTTTGGACGACGATGAAGGCCGCCGGAATACAGCCGAACAAGATAGATTTCAATTTGATTTCCCCGATTGCTGTTTCTTCCGCGCTTACAGTTTCGGAAATCGGAATTGCGATTGGGCGCTGGAAATAATAAGGGGGGTTTTATTATGGCTTTCAAAATGACAGGCATTGACATTTCGTCTTATCAAGGCAACCCGGACTTTAGACAGGTTAAAGCGGCGGGATGGGATTTCGTTCTTCACAAGGTAACGGAAGGGCATACGTTCAAGGACCCACGGGCCGCACAGAATATCCCAGCGGCAAAAGCGGCGGGCCTACACGTTGGCGTTTATCACTTTATGCGAGCGCGGGATGAGGCGACGGCGGCGCAGGAAGCGGACTTCTTTATCGCCACGCTGAAACCGTTCCTTCCGCTGGATATGCCCGTTGCGCTTGACGTTGAAGGGTATAGCTTTTCCAGCGCTTTCACGCGCGACACACTTCGTAAATGCGCTATGGTAATTATAAACAAACTTCTTGCCGCTAATTTCTATGTTGTGCTTTACTGTAATAAGGACTATGCCGTCAATGTTTTCGACATTAAACAACGCCCGCGTGACTATGGTAGGGTTGGAATATGGTATGCCTACCCAAACGGGAACGCGGGACTTGTGGACGACACGGGGCCGTTAGGCCGGGAAGCTGGAATTATCCAGTATTTCTGGAAAGGCAAAATCCCGGGAATCGTTGGCGACGTTGACCTAGACGCGTCCCGGTATGATTATCCCGGCATTATCAAAGCACAGGGGCAGAACGGTTATACAAAACCGCCCGTTATCAAAAGCGATACTTCGGGCGTGTTGAAAATGGCAAAGAACGGCGTCTACCAGTTGAAAACAAACGGCCCCGAGGGCGTGAAAGTCGTATCCGGCAACAGCGCGGACGCGATTGTAATTCCCCGGAAGCATCGGGAGGGGGACGCCGATTATTGGTTCATTGTCGCCGTGGGCGACGTTGGAAGCGAATGCGGCATTTACGTTTCCGGGCCGGGCGTTGATAGTTTCCGCGCGTTCATCGTGCGAGTTGTCGGGAAGTAAAGAGGGGTAACGAAATGGAATGGTTTCTGAAAGAGTGGGCGGGCCTGATAATCACCGCCGTTTTTGGGGCCGTAGTTGCGGCGTTATCCCGACTCTTCAAACGGCAAAAGGCGGTTGGGGACGGGCTGATTGCTTTGCTCCATTCAGAAATCCGCCGGGAATACAAGGACTGCGAAGCGAAAGAATATGCTTCGATTCCTGATTTGGAAAACGTTGAAAATCTTTATAAGTCTTACCACGCTTTGGGCGGGAACGGCACTGGAACCGAACTTGTTGAACGCATTCGGAATATGCCGACTTCCCCGCCCGATATGAAAGGGGAATTAGTATCGTGAATGAATTTTTTACCGCGATTCAACCCGCGCTTGCAAGCGCCGCCGTCACTATCGTAACCGCTGTTGTCGCCGCTCTTGGCGCATACGCCGTAAAGTTTATCGCGGCGAAGCGTGACGAAGCCGTTTCCCGGCTGGGCTTGCTGGAATATCAGAGGAAATATGCCGCCGCAGAATCCGCGTGGAAAGCCGTTGACGAGTATTTCCGCATCACGCCGACCGTTGTAAAGACCGTCGAAACCACAATGGAAAAATTCCGGGTTGAAATTAAAAAGGTTCTTCCCGGGGTTTCCGACACCGAAATTGACGCGTTGCGGCTGGCTGTTGCCGGGGCCGTCAACGCGGGCCGGGAAGCGATTTCCCCGCCCGTCACCGAAACCGCGCCGGATATGGTTTCCGCCGCGAACGGTAACGTTGAGGGGGTGAACGCGTCCGACACCACGGGCGCGGATTAAGGACGCAAAGGCTCCGCCGAAAAGCGGGGCCTTTTTCCCGCTGAAATTTATTTTATCTTTTTCACGAAAGGTTGTTGACAAAACAAAAAGTGGCGCGTATAATAAGGGTGTACCAAAAAAGAAAGGGGTTCTACATAATGACCATTCAAATTCACAGAAACCGCACCGCGATAACCCGCACGACCTTTTCGAAGCCCTACCGCCGGTTTGCAGCAGTACATAGACCAGCACAGCGGGCAAACATACCACAAGCAAGAGCCATCGCAACCACAGTACAGACGGAAACACGTTAATCCCGGGAGAATTTAAAAAGGAGTGACAAAAGCATGACCATCACA